GCTCGGGCGCCTCATCCCGGCCGAGCACGCGGACTACTACTACGCCTTGGAGATGTTCCTGGAGCACGTCTCCGCCCGCGGGTTGTGCGTGGAGTTCGTGGTGTTCGCGGATATGGGTACGGACCCCCTCCGCACGATGAACGCCGGCCGGCACTACCACGACGTCATGGACGTGCTGACGGGTCGCTCCGGCGTCGTGGCTGAGGTCTGCAATGAACCCTTCGTCAACGGGTTCGAGCCACTGACGGTGTACACGCCGTTCTCTGAACTGGCCCAAGCCCTCGGGCACTACAACGTGGATGCCCCGACCGCCTCGCTTCCGAAGGCGCAGTATCTCACTCAGCACGGCCAGCGCGACATCGAATGGCCCCGCCGGGCCAAAGACTTACTGGAACTGTCAAGGTTGGGCTACGCCGACGATCCGAACCCCGCGCATCCGCCCTTCCTGCCGCTGAACGTGCCGGCGGTCGGCGACGAGCCGATGGGCATTGGTGTCGATCAACCCGGCCGGCGCTCCATGAACAAGACAGACCACGCGGCATATCATGCCCTCGCGATGCTACTCGCCTCGGGGTCGACCATTCACGGGGACTTTGGGCTGGAGACACGGCTGCCGCGGCCCGACGAGTAGGCCATCGTCGAGGCGATCGTGGCCGGCTGGGATGCCATCCCACCGAAGGCCCAACTCGGCACGTACACGGCCGCCCATCTGTCCGACTGCCCTCTCTATGGAGACCAGAGTCTGAAAACCTACGGCATGATCGACGGCGGATCCGCGACGATGGTCCGCGTGCGCGGCGTCGGGGATCCCATCGCGACCAACGGATGGCGCATCGTCACACAGCACGGCTATCCGGCCCTTGTCGTCACCCTGGAGAAGTAATGTGCCGCATATCCATGACTCGACCCGCATCACGGTCAGCTTGAACTGGCTCATCGCTACGGCGGGCCTGCTCATTACCATCGCTTCGTCTGGCGGGGTACTCTTATACCAGGTCCAGTCCATGCGCGGCGAAATCGCGGAGATGCACCTTGAGCAGACGCGGAACCGTGAGGCCATCATCGCGCTCACGGCCACCCTGCAAGGCCAAGGAGTCTTGAAATGAGACGGCTACTCTGGGCGTTCGTGATGACCTTCCTCGTCGGCTTCAGCGTAATGGGGCTCTATGGGCAGGCCGTACAGTACCGTTCCGCCGAAAGCTACATGCCGGAGACCCTCACCATCAAGCGGGAGCTTCCCGATCGGACGCGGGTCTGCGTCGAGCCGCCAGACGGCGGACTCATGGCGTGTCGGACGCTCGGCGACCTACGTGACTGGGTATTCAAGTCGAAAGCGAAATAGGAGGCTACATGCACAGGGACATGATCGCGTGGTGGATCGGGCTCATCGGCGGCGTCGTGACGGCGCTCGCCGCACAGGCGGATCTGTTTCCGCCCGCAGCCAAGCCTTACGTGACGATCGCGGCTGTTATCGTCGCCGCGGTTAGCGGCTGGATGAAGACGAGTCCGCTCCCCGGCGCTCCGAAGGAGTGAGTATGCGACGACTCGTGCCGCTGCTCCTCGTCGTCCTCGTCGCGGGCTGTTCGCAGAACCCGCGCCACAACTACGCCGTCGCGTCGACGACGGTCGCGACATCGCTCTTTGCCATTCAGGACGCCGAGGAAGCGGCCTATCGCGCCGCCAGACTGACGCCCGCGCAGCACATGGTCTTCAACCAGACGATGCTCGCGGCCCTCAAGGTGGGGCGTGAGTTCAATACCGCTGTGCTGGCCTGGAAGCCTGGCGAGACGCCACCGCAGCAACTTCCGCGGCTCCGCGAACTGATGCTGAAGCTCAGCACGGAGATCATCGCCACCTTTCCCGAGGACGTGAGAGTGGAGATCCAGAAGACGATCACGGCGACGTATGACGCCATCCTCGCCGTACTCCTAGCGTCCCAAGGGGGTGCGTGATGGCAAAGGTGGAACCCGTCAGCGTCCTGCAATGGACTCAGGTCATCATGCAGATGATCACGATCGGCGCCACGACCTACGCCGCCATCAAACAGGCGACTGCTGATGCTGGCTGGCAGGAAGACGACGCCCGCCTGAAGGCGCTCGACGCGGAGTACGCCCGCCGCATTGCCAAGGCCGAAGCCGCCGCGACTGGACAGGGGTGAGAATGAGGCACGGGGCGATGGGGTTCCGGCCCGTCGCCCCGCGCAGGGGAGGATGTCGCTCCCCCAGGTGGGCGCCCAAGATCATTGTCGCACGGCTGTCAATTTTCCGCTTGACTTGATGCTTGCTTGCAAGTACGCTCTCCCCGTGACCGCGCACGAACTAGCGAGACTCGGCGGATACGCGAGAGCGAAAAGTCTTCCGAAGGCTCGGCGGATCGCCATCGCGCGGTATGCGGCGCTCTGCCGCTGGGCAAAGCAGACACCACCGAAGAAACGGCGGTAAGCCATGTCACTCGTGGCAGCGGGTGTAATCGGGATCGTCGTCGGCTATGGACTCTGCCTGTGGCGCGAGTCGCGGCGTGTGCGCGACTGCGAACGAGACTGTCACGCGCTACGCGAGCACATCAAAACACGGCTACATCAGGACCTGACGATCTACCATCTGTACGCCGCGAACGAGCGGCTGGCGCGGATGATCGCGCTACGGAATGCCTGCGAGAAGACGCGGCTTGATGCGGAGGGATCGTGATGCGCGCGGGCGGGGTGGGGCTGGCTGCTGGGAACCGTGCGGCCCCGCACGGAAGCCGGCTCCCATCTCCCCGCCGTACAGAAAGCGGCCGGCATCTGGCAGGACGCCGGCCTTGGAGGTGGGGCTGTCGTGAGAGGAGCAGACCCGCAGCCATTCTACACCCGTCCTCTCGGAGTGCCAAACAATGAGTGATGCGAGCCGTCCCCCCGACGATGCTTCCGAGCGGAAGGAAGCCTATCTCCAGAAAGTCAGCGCCGTGCCGGTCGGCCTCGCCCCCCGGTCTTTGGATGAAGCCTTCCGCACGGCCGAGGTCTTCGCGAAGGCCAACCTCGTGCCGCCCGAGTTCCGCGGGAACCCCGCGAACTGCCTCGTGGCGATCATGGCCGGGGCGGAAGTCGGCCTGAGTCCGTGGCAGGCCATTCAAGGCACAGCGGTCATCAACCAACGGCCGAGCTACTACGGCGACACGCTCCTGGCGATCTGCATGGCCGCGCCCGTCTTCGAGTGGATCGATGAGCCTCCGGTCAAGGATGGTCTGGCGACCTGCACGGTAAAGCGGAAGGGCTGGCCGAACCCCGTGACCCGATCGTTCTCCATCGACGACGCCAAGCGGGCGCATCTGTGGGGCAAGCAGGGACCGTGGACTAACCATCCCGATCGGATGCTCCAGATGCGGGCGCGGGCGTTCGCTCTGCGCGACGTCTTCGCGGACGTCCTGCGCGGCATCGCCTCAGCGGAGGAAATGATCGACGTGGCTAGTCCGAGCGTCACGGAGGTCAAGCCCGACCCCATCGTGGCGATGCGGAACGATCTCGCATGTTCCGACGAGCAGTGGGCTGAGATCGTCTCGCTGTGGGATGAACTGAAGGTGCCGCCCGCACAGCGCATCCTCGACGCGAAGAAGTACTCCGGCCATGCCGTGGTCTTGGCGCAGAAGTTGATCGACCAGCGCACAGAGCCAACAAATCCGGCCAAGTTCTTTGCCGCCGTGGGCAACGCCCTCGTAACTGCCGTCCCCGTCGAGCCCAAGGTGGTGACGAAGCACGCGCGGAAGCGGTTGGCGAAGGCCAAGGCTGAGGGCACGGCGACCACGCCCAGCCCCGAACCGCCGCCGGCACCCGAGAAGGCGACCTGTGAGCATGGCGTCCTCATCGACGAACCGTGTGACGTCTGCATCAGCCTCGGCGACGCCCTCGCCGAAGGACGCCCAGAGCCGCCGGCTGAGACGCCTCCGCCACCCCCGCATCAAGAGACGTCGGCCGAGTACGCCGCGCGTCGGAAGGAAGAACTGCGGCGGCTGAACGAACCCACGGTCGCGCCGAAAGACGTGGCGCCGTTCTAGGGTGAGACATGGCATACCAACCCACAGACACCCTGACTCACAGCAAGTTGCTTGCATTTACTTGTCCGAGCCGATATCACAAGCTCCACGTCCTGGGGCTGAAGGACGACTCGGACCCAGCCCGCCGGGGCTCGACGGTCCACACGGCGAACGAACTGTACCTGGCCGCACTGGTCGAGGCTGGCGAACCGTCCGACTTCGACTTGGCGCAGCAGTGCCTTCAGGACGCCATCGTGGCAGAGACGTGCCCCGCCCATCTCGTGCCGGATGTCGAATATCTCTGGCAGAACCACGTTGAACGCTTCGAGTTGGACTTGAACGCCTACCTGGAGGCCGAGACGCGGCGGAGCGTCGGAGAGTTTTCTTTCAAGCCCGACTGGGCCTACGTCTACGCCGATCGCCTGGAAATACACGACCTGAAGACCCATTACCAAGCGTTGACGGAGGATGGCGCGCGGCGCGACCTTCAGGCGCGGATGTACGCCTTCCTCGCATCGAAGGTCTGGCAGGGGTTCGACTGTTACCGCTTCGTCTGGCACTTCATCAGACTGAACCAGACCGTTGTAACAGACTTCCGACCGTCCGATCTGGACGCCATCGGTCGACAGCTTGCGGCGCACGCCGAGGCCATCGAGAAGGCCAAGGCGACAGACGACTGGCCCGCGGCCCCTGGACAGCAGTGCCAGTACTGCACGTTCGTCTGCCCGGCGGTGGACGCCGCGGAGCGGATGCCGGCGCGCATCCTCACGCCCGAGGATGCGGCGAAGATCGCCGAGAACCTCGTGGTGCTGAACGCCTCGATCGCGCAGCAGAAGCGCGTCTTAGAGCAGTACACGGCGCTCCACGGACCCGTTGCCGCGGCCGGCTACGAATACGCCCACCGGCCGTACGAACGCAAGCAGTACCCCGCCGCGGCGTTCATCGACACGCTGCGCTCGCACGGGGAACTGAAATTGAAACTGACGTTCGGGGCGTCGGCGCTCCGTACCTACCTCACGACGAAGAAGTGGGCGTTTATGAAAGACGATTTTGAGGCGCTCGCCGAAGTCAAGACGGGGACGCGCTTCTCGGCGAAGAAGATCGACATCGAGGGTGACGAGCCCGAGGACGACGCGACGGAGTAGGCCATGCTTGCCCGAACGCATTGCCAGCGGTTAGCCATCGCCGTGCTGGAGCGGGCGCTCTTGGACGCCTGGGCCAGAGACGACCGGGTGAAGCACGACGCCAGGACGTTCATCCAGGAGCCGTCTGAACTGCGGATGTTCTGGTGCGGACTCGCGGAGGTGTCCGAGGGATACCTCGTGCGGGCACTCCTGCAACCCCGCGCCAGCCACCGGCCGTACCCGGGGAGCCGCGCCACGGTCGCCGTGACAGACGAGGAGCAGGACGCATGACGCTATGGGGGTGGGTGGTGTTGGGCGCGGTCCTTGTGGTGGCGGGCCTCGTCGTCGGCGCCCTCCTCGCGCTGGCGTCCGTGGTCCTGCCGAGATGGGAGCCCGATCGGGATGGGTTCTCGGAGGAAGACGAATGAGCATCTTCAGCCGGTTTCGGCGTTTCATGGACACGGATGGGCGCGACCCGCGCCCCGACTACGTGAGCCCGCAGGTGATCCTGCACCACGAACGGCACGAGATCACCCGGGGCGTCGATCTGCCCCGGTGGAAGACGCCGCGGGAACTCGCGGAACTGCGGCGACTGGAGCGCCGCGCGGCCCTCCGCGTCGTCATCCGCAAGGGGGCGTAGATGTCGGACACGCTCTCGAAGGACTGGCCGCACGATCAAGACTTCGACCTCACGCCCGAGGTGCCTCTAGAGGAGTCCTTCGCTCAGTTCTGGGCCGCGTACCCGCGCCACGAGGCGAAAAAGGATGCCTGGAAGGCATGGACCCAGATTCGGCCCGACGCGGCCCTCGTCGACCGCATCCTCGACAACCTCCGCACGCGAAAATGGCCGAACCTTCAGAAGCACATTCCCCTGCCGGCGTCGTACCTTCGTGGGTATCGCTTCAACGACGAGCCTGGCGTCGATACGCCGAGCACCCCGGCGAACCGATGGGCGCCGGCCAAACCGTCCAGGCTCATCAAGGGAGGCATGGGGATCTGGTGCGAGCACGACCCGATCTGCGAGACGGACTTGGAGCACGTCAGAAAAACTGTTGACGGAGGCGAGAAGTGAAGCGTAGGATGAGGGCCGACCGCCCGCGTAATGCGCGCAGGCGGCCGGCAATGGCATGGTGGATCATGCCGGAGCGAGCGCGTTTAGTATGACGCGCCACCCCGCCACGGTCAAGTCACAACCACTGCCGCGGAGTACTCAACGGTCCCGGCCTCGCACTGTGAGGCGCGGGCGATGCCGACCCGGGGGCTGGAGTGCCGGGGACCTTGCTTCGAGCGGTGGTTGCGAGCGGGCGCTGACGCCGACTGTCAACCCGCGCACATGCGACGGCCGAGTGGCCGAGAGTGACGCCGCGAACACAGACCTAGCGGGACCTGTGCGGGCAACATCGTGGGCATACCCAGAAGATCGCGGGAATAGAGTCGGTACGTACCGGCGAGGAGAGTCATGCGGAAAGCGACTCCGAAAAAGCGCAAACGTCCCGTCAAAGCCGCGACCCGGCACGCCAAGGCGAAGAAGATCGGCCTTGCCCTAATGGGCGGGTACGCCGCGCAGCTTGAAAAGCAGGGGGGCGGGTGCGCCATCTGCGGCGCGCGGCCCAAGTCGCGGCGGTTGAACATCGACCACGAGCACGGAACGGGAGCCGTGCGCGGCCTGCTCTGTCCCCGTTGCAACCGTGGCCTGGGCTGGTTCGCGGATCAACCGTATCGCCTGGAAGGCGCGGCGCTCTACCTCAAGTGGGGCTGGGGCGCCGCCTGCTCGTACCGGGACGCACAGGGCACAAGGGCGCGATGAGGCTGGAGCAGCCGAAACACTTGGCGCGGCAACGTATCGTTGCGGATCGGATCGCCGCGGAGTGGAAATGTGCCTGGGGACAGATGGGACCGTACTCGCCGTTCGATGTTTACCTGATGCGCGACAAGGCGATCGTGTCGCTTGTGGAAATTCGCACGCGAAGGGACCGTACCTGCGGCGCGTTTCCGACCGTGCTGATTGACCTAGACAAGTGGTTCAGTCTCATGCAGGCCGAAATAGGGTTGCACCTTCCGGCGCTGTATGTTGTCGCGTTCACGGACGGCATTTGGTGGGTCCGCATCGGATCGCTTCCGGTCAACGAGTTCAAGATCAACTATCGCGGAAGGACCGACCGCCCAGAGGCGGCCAATGACCTGTCGCCCGTGATCGAAGTGCCGTCGATGACATTCCGCCGACTGTGTTCATCAGACGGCGTATTTGAGGATTAGAAGGAGAAAGCGGTGTTTCTGATTGGCGTTCAACTGCTTGTCGTCGTGGCCCTGGTATGGGTGTGCCTGGACGTCTGGATTGCCTGGAGGGAGCGACCATGACGGCGGATGAACTGGTAGCCTGGATCGAGCGGTATCGCTACACGGATGGGTCGCCCTACTCCGTGGAGGATATGGGCATGTTCCGCACGCTGGTCGGGGAGATTCACCGGCTGCGCCAGCTCGTCAACGAGACGCGGGCGTCGGACATGGCGCGGATGCGTGAGGAATGCGCGGTACTGCGCGTGGAGAACCTGGAGCTGCGGCAACGGCTGGACCGGACGGAGGAGGTGCCATGACGTTCTGGATCGGGGTACTCGTGGGCCTGTTTATCGGGATTCCGGTTGGGTTTGCGACCTTGAGCTTCTGCGTCATCGCGGGGAGAAAGCCATGACCGACCCCGAGCGGCTTGACGCGGCGCTTGGGCGCATCGACGAATCACTCGCCGACCCGGAAATCTTCTTCGACGACCTCGATGAGATGCTGGAGGATGTCGCTACCCTCGTCGCTGCGGTGCGGGAGTTGCAGCAGAAGTGCGATGTGTTGGAAGCCCCGGCGCTGAACTACAACCGCACACTGGCGCGTGCGGAGAAGGCCGAAGCCGACCTCGCCGCGCTGAAGGGACGGACGTGCAAGACGTGCCTTCACATGAGCCTATACAATGACGAACAGACCTGTGACCGAGTGGCAAACAACTATTCATGCTCCACATTCGGCTTCATCTGCGGCGCGTGGACCGCGAAGGAGGGGGCATGAAACCTGTCCAGGCGTGGGCAGTAACACTACCTCGTAAATTACATAGCATCACGGGCAACATGCCGTCGATTTCGGCCCCTTCAAGATGGATGTATCCGATCTACCGTTCATTGTACGAGGCTCGGGCGGCTGCGCGGCAGTGGTCATTTTCTCGTGAACAGCCGCGTATCATCCGTGTTGAGATCCGCGAGGTGCCGTACAACGCGAGGAACGGACCAGACTCTGACGGGTATGGGTGGGACCAGGTGCCGGACAACTCTGAGCAAGATGGTTTCTTCTGCGGCGCGTGGGCCGGGAAGGAGGGGGCGTGAGTTGTCCACGATGCGGTCTAGCGAATGGCGAGTTCTATGGGCATGTCTGCAATGATGTGCCTGTCGGCGGCATGGCGTTGACGTTCTCGCCAACCTGCGCAAAGTGCGCCCAACTGGAGGCCGAGAACGCGGCGCTGCGGAAAAATCTCGCTATTTCCGAAGGTATAAGCGAACAACTCAACCAAATGGCTGGAAGGGCGCAAGCGTCGACGCTGGCATTGCTGGCCGAGCGTGACGCCCTCCGCGCCGACCTCACCCGTGCGCGGGCGGTGCTGGACGGGGCGCGTGAGTCTGTCGGTCGGCTACTCCCGCACGACAAAACCTACATCATGGTACACCGCGCCGCGTGGCAGGCGTGGACGGAGGCGCAGTGATGAAGCCGATCAAGGGCTGGATACTCGTGTGGAAGGATGGCGAACCCGATCCGGCCGGCAACGAGTATGGACCGCAGTATGCCGTCTACACGGTGCGAACGTCAGCGGTAGCCGACCGCCGTGACATGGCGGTGGAAAAGAACTGGCGCATTGTCCGTGTCGAGATTCGGGAGGCGCAGCGATGAACCGGCGCGATTTCCTCAAGGCGCTGGCCGCCATCCCGGTCGGGATCGCCCTCACCCGCGTCTGCGAGGCGGCATCCGGCGTGCTGCTCGAAGTCTGGTCGGGTGGACGCCTCTGCGCCGTGCGGCAGATCGGGCTATCCGAGAATTGGACGACGCGGGAACTCACCTTGAGCGAGTCCGAGGTGGCGTCGATCGTTGACTGGCGCGATGTGTCAGTGAAGCTCCGGGCGATCAACGGCGGCACGGCGGAAGTGGCGTACCTGGAACTGGACACGCCCCCGCCCGCGACATGGCGGGTGCCTCCGCGGTCGCGGCACGCTCGGAAGCGGGATCGGGAGTGGTGGGAGGGGCGCTCAGCGCATGTTTCCCAAGCCTGAACCCCGGGCGGTCGCCCGCGCACGCCAGAAGCGGGATCTGCAATTACGCCGTAGGGCCTGCATCCTAGAGGTATTTCGCCGGGAACTCGGCCGGTGCCAGTCCTGCGGATGCCTCGTGGTGCCATCCTGGGCGCCGGAAGCGAGCCCCTTCAATGTTGGGCATTGTCACGAACCTCGTCGCCGATCCCGGGGGGCCGATCCGACGAACCCGGCCGAAGTGGTGCTTCTCTGCCCGTCCTGCCACGCCCGCGCGCACACTCGCCGGCAAACTCGGCCCTAGAAGCCCCGTCGCGGGCCCTAGCCGCCTCTCAGGGGCGCGATCTCCCTCGCGCGCGACTATCGGGGTTCTTGCAGGCCGTCGGCCCCCTGACGGGCGCGTAGCCGTTCCCATCGGACCGTGACCGCGTTCAGCGCGATCTTCCGGCGCTGGTCCTGGCTGAGTGCCTGCTGCCGGGCGCGGTTGGCGACGCGGGCGGCCTCGCTGGCCCGCGTGCCGTGCTCTAGGGCGCTCGCCAGGCACGCCGGGCAGTACCTGGTGGCCTTCCCTGCCGCGACATCCTCACGCGCGCGCGACTGCGGGAATACCTGTATGCCGGCGCCGGCCCGTGCGCCACAGTACGCCGCGGTCGATCGGGTCGCGCGAATATGTAGGGGAAAGTGTCTCGGCATGGTGGTTGTTCCTCTCGTGGCGAGTATAGCACGGCGGGGGCCGATAGACGAAGGGCCAGCCGGCGCCCTGGGCGCGCGCGACTGGCCCCGAACCTCTAGCGCCTGCGGCTGGAACCCGTCTCGGCCCAGCGCGCTTGCCCTGCCTCGATGCGGTCCTCGGCGGCGCGGACTTCGGCGCCTTCCTCGCGGGCCTCTAGCGACGCTTGGATCAAGTTCTCATCGGTCACGATGAGCCCGCAGCCGTCCAGGTCGTTGATCAGATCGATCAACTCGTCGATCGTCACTACATGGATCTGGCTTATTCGCATGGTCTATCCCTCCACTATCTGCGCCTGGTCGACGCCCTCCCGCTGCAACTCATCCGCCCATCGTCGGGCGTCGCTTTTCGTTCCTGTCAGGACTTCCGGCGCGTCTGGGTTGTAGCTCCAGGTTGCGCCGCTTGTCACCTTCCACCCCGTTAGCCATACGACGCGCGGCCGGCGTCCCCGATCGGGGAGCACGCGCGCCGCGATGCGGCAGTGGCTCATTGTCTGCCCCTCTCTGGCCCCCTGCCTGGGGCCGGCACTCCGTACACGCGCGGCCGATGGGCTCCAGTACCCAACGGCCGCAGCTTGGACATCTCCAGCGGTGCATCATCCGACCCGTTTCGCCTGGACACGGGCGCGGTATTCCTCGGGCGTTTCCTGCACGATTCGGATACCCGGCACGGAGACGATCTGGCCGTGGTCGTCCCGGGGAAACCATCCCTGCTCGCCGGCGTAGCGGTCGCCGTCCTCGATCATGCGGACCGCCGTGACGCGCCGGCCGCCAATGTCATGCAGCCCGACGTAGACGTTGACGATCGCCCCGTCGATCTCCAGGTGGAGCCCGTCGTATCCTCTCGGGACGGTGATGGTCTTGAGTTTCATCGTGCCCCCCTCAGCCGCTCGATCGCGGCGTCGACGACATCGCACAGGGCGCAGAACGCCCAGAAGAACAACCCGACCGCGGCGGCCAGGATGAGAAAGTCGAGAATCGAGGCGAGGAAGATCACTGGTCCCCCTCTCGCGTGTAGCCGTCGAACCACGGCCCGATCGCCGCGGTGCGCCGCTTGCCCGCGGCCTTTGTGCAAGTGGATGATGAGGTTTCCGGGTCCGAACAGTGGGCGCGGGCCTCGGCGAGCGTGAGCCCCCGCGCGATCGTGCGGCTGCGCCCAGTCGCGCGGAATACAAACCGCTTGATCATGTAGGGTCCGCGGCATTCATCGCAGCGGGTCGCGCGCGTTTCGCTCATGTGCGGGTTGCCGAACAGCGCGCCGCAGTCTGGACAGGCGTAGGCGTGCATGATGTCACCCGCGGCCCACAAGGGCATCAATGTCGGCCTGCGGCACTTCGGTTGCGTCCTTTCCGGCCCACTGGTTGACATGCTTGGACGTGGTGACACTGTGGCGCGTGGCGGAACGGTAGAATCGGCCCATCCGTTCATAGGCCACGGGCGTTTCGTAGCTGAACAGGACGCGCGTCCCATCGTTCAGCGTGAGCATGGTCTGGTTCGATCCGATCGGTGTCAATCTCACAGTTGCCCCTCTCATTCTGCGCCCTGCCAGGCGCGGTTTACTGGTCCCCGTCTTCCCGCGGGTACGCCGCGCGCCATAGTGCAGAGTCGTCGCGCTCCTCCGCGCACCCGTCGCAGAGGTACGTCCCGTACTCCTCGCGCCACTCGGCGCCCTGCGGCCAGCGTGCCAGCCATTCGGCCGGCGTGTCACCGTGAACGTTTACGCAGTCCTCGCAAGCGTGCGGCATAGGATGCCTCCGGTTGTTCGTTCTGGAGAATGGCTTGAGCAACGCGCAGGGCCTCGCGCCTCGTCCGCTCCGCCCCGCGAAACTCCCCATTGATCACAATGAACCACTCGGTAACTAACGCGGGCCGCACTCGGCCAAACTTATCCTCTCGGCCACCTTCCTGTGTATGCTTCTGTATCTCGATCGTGTCCCGCATTGGTTCCTCCCGGTGTAGTGGACTCGCGCGAAGGGCCGAAGCCAAGCCTCGGCCCCTCTGGTCAGTCCGCTAGTCTCGGGTGACGCCAGCCGCTTCGACGTACTGCCCCGCGAGCACGCGGTTGGTCATGGCGTCGGCGGCTTCGTTCTCCTGGTACTCGTCGAACGCGGCCAGGATGAACTCCCGCAGCCGCTCCTGCGCGGAGGCGTCCACCACGGGGCGCAATAGCGCGAACGCGCGCCGCTCCCCGTTCACCGAGTACTGCCGCGCCGGGAACGTCACGTTCCGGCCCCTGCCGTCCTTCCGCTCCCAGATGCCGAAGCCGATCAGCTTCAGGCCGGCAAGCGTACCGTCCGACTCGCAGAAGTGGATCTCCGCGTCTGCGAGCTTGCCCGGAGGATTCCCCCGGTCGTTCACCGTGAACTTGACTACCATCGTCGTTGCTCCTCTCGCCGGCCTGCCAGCCGGCCATGTTGAGCGCGGTTCGTGCGCTCTGGACTGCCGCGCGGGCAGTCCGCAACGCGCGAGCCTAGTAACCGCGCCACGTGCGCCAAAGGTCGGCGAGCGCCATCGGGAGCGCGATGAGAACCGAGACGCACAGCGCGACCACAATCAGAACGGCAAACCCTTCTAGCGGTGTCATACGTCCCCCTCTAGCCGCTTCAGCGCGGCGCGCAGGTCCCCGTGGACCCGGGCCAGGATGTTGTCTGCCTGCTGTCGGGCCTTCCCGACGATCTCCGCGGAGCGCTTCTCGGCGAGCGCCTTCGTCTCCGCGGCCTGCTGCGCAGTGGCCTGCTGTATACGCTCGGCCTCCCGGTATGCTTCCCACGGGAGCATCGGCGCCGGATAGTAGTCCGACCGGATGCAGTCGGCCAGTTCATGCCGCACGCTGGCAAGCCAGGGGCCGAGATATGAGTCCCGGCCCAGCTTGCCGATCGCCTCGTCGACGATCGCCAGTTCTGCTGCTTTGGTCATGGTTAGCTTCTCCTCCGCTTCCGGCCGTCATACGGCTGGTCGATCAACCGGGGCTGGCGCCGCGTCTTCGCTGGGCTCGGCCGCTTTTCGTCATCCAGCCACCACGGCCGATCCGCGTCGGCGTCCGTCAGCGTTTCGTCAGCGTCCAGAACCACGAAGATCCGGCGCGTGGCGTCCTCTTTCTTGTCGTCGTCTCTTTCTTTCCCCGACATCAGACACCTCCGCCACACAATATATGCTCGCGCCGCGAGAATGTCAACCCCCCCCTTGACCGACCCTCCCGACGGGGCGCATACTTCCGCCTGATGGAAACGCCGAAAACTGAAGCGGCCCCAATTCCAACATACGGAACGACGATAGAAAACCCTGCCATCCCTCCGCCGCGGAACAAGGGCGGCCGGCCGAAGGGCTCGAAGGATAAGACGAAGCGCGCCTCCCCGAACCGCCGCGCGTCTTTCCGTGAGATGTACGACAACGAGGTGCAGAAGAACGCGCCCCGCATCATCCGCGCCGCCATTCGCCAGGCTACCCGCGGCGACTCTCGCGCCCTCGTCGACGTCTTGAACCGCGTCCTGGGTCCGCCGAGTCAGCGCCTGGAAGTCACCGGCCCGGGCGGTGCGCCCCTCGCCCTCCAGGCCGCCGCCCCGGTCGCGCTCGCGCTGATGAGTACCGAGGAACTCCGCGCCCTGCTTGGCCTTCAGCGTCGTCTCGGCCTGCCCGATGTCCAGGTCCAGGCGGTGCGCGATCTCATCGAGGCGAGGCCGTCAGACCCCGCCGCGGGCGCCCTCGAGCCGGCCGCCGAACCGGGCCAGATAGAACCCCTCTCTACTTCCTCTCTCCTCGACTCCACCTCTCTCCCTCTCCCCGTCCATCCCGACCCCCTCGACCCCGACCAGGACGACCCCTCCGGCCTCCGGCCGGCGACCCCGAACCCCGAACCCGACACCCCAGCCGGCGACCAGGTGAGCGACGAGGGAGGCGACGAGGGACCCGCGCGCGCCTCCAACCTGCCCGGGCCGGCCGGCGGCGGCCAGGTCGAGGGCGTCGACCCTGAACCCGTCCAGGTCGAGGGCGACTCAGGCCCGAATCTAAGCGCGTCATACTCAGATGAGCCCCTTCCATAATCTCTCATCGTCGCGCTTCGTGTCGCTAAGTCCTGCGCTATCAGTGAGTAGCAAGGAACTAGGCGAAGGTAACACAACATACATTATCAGACTGCGACCGATAGAGTCGGACATGGCAGGACGCCGGCCGTCGGCCTCCAGGCGCCCGCTCGCGCGGCGGGGGAGGGGCTGGGGCTGGCGACGAAGCCACTACCCCTCTACCTTCCTCCCCCGCTATTGGCCCTCTTGGCGTCGTCCCTTTGTCTGTTTTTCGGGGGCGGTTTGTGGACGGGTGGGCTGTCAGGGTGGGGGTGAGGGAGTGGGTTCATGTGGGTGGTGCGGGGTGGACTTTCGCCTTGTTTATACATTTTCTGCATAGTGGGTTTTCATTGGGAAGTTTATCGATCTTGTACGGGCGGGTACCGGCGTGAAGGCGTGCGAGGGGGGCGAAAGTCGTGCATAACCCCGGGTCCTTCTAGTGGTGAGGGGTGAGTATGGCGTCATCCAAGCTGGTCTATGACGGGGAGTGGGTGCGAGTTCGGAACATGATGAACAAGCGGTTTACCGCGTCAGATCCGCGGTGCGAGTGGTGTCTCCGGCTCACCTGTGACGTGGTGTGGCTGAGTATCAAGACGCATCGTGTGCGCTGTCGGCGGTGTTTCACGCCGAAGCAGGCCAAGTGATGGACGCGGCTCTTTCCCGCTACACGGTGATGGCGTCGTGGGACGACTGCCCGCATTTGGATGCGGAGGCGAAGGCGGAGTTGCTGGCGGAGTATCCGCTGTTTCAGCGGGAGGCGCGGTCGAAGGGGATTCCGGCCCTTGGAAGCGGGACGATCTACCCGGTGCCGGAGGGGGAGATCCGGTGTGCGCCGTTCTCGATACCGGAGCATTGGCCTCGGTGCTTCGGGCTGGACACGGATGCGGGGGCGGGGTGGACGGCGTGTGTCTGGTTGGCCTGGGACCGGGAGGCGAACGTCGGGTATGTGTATGACTGCTTCAAGCGGAGCCACGCGGAACCGGCGGTGACGATCGAGGCGGTCAGGGCGCGGGGGGTGTGGATTCCTGGGGTGGCGGATGCGGCGGGGTTGGCGGTGACGCAGCACGACTCGGAGCAGGTGATTGCGATCTTGCGGCAGGGGGGCCTGGACGTCTCGTTGCCCGACAAGGCGGTGGAGGCGGGGATCCAGACGGTCTGGGAGTTGATGTCGGGGGGCCGGTTGCGGGTGTTCTCGAACTGCGCGCCGTGGTTCGACGAGGTGCGGTTGTACCGGAGAGATGACAGGGGTCGGGTGGTGAAGAAGGACGACCATCTGATGGACGCAACGCGGTATGCGGTACGGAGTGGCCGGGAGCGGATGCGGACGAAGCCGGGGATGCCGAAGACGACGGCGGAGCAGACGATCTACGACCCGCGGACAGCGGGGGTGCGGTGGATGCAGTAAGAAGGAGGGTGTGATGAAGGGGAAGGGCGCGAAGTCGGAGAAGGGCGAGTCGAAGAAGCACGAGCGGGCGGAGAAGGGCAAGGGCGGGAAGGCGGGGTGCTGAGCGATGGACGATGCCTTTCGTGAATTGTGCCGCCGGCTCGGGTGGGGCGTGGAGCCTCGTGGGACGTGGCCGCCGACGGGGACGCGGTACGTCTGGACGGCATCAGATGATGCCATGTTCGCCTGGGAGTACGACGTCTGGCTGGCGAGTGGCGGGCCGGAGCGGTCGGCGTGAGCGACGTCTTCATCGCGTCGGACGAGGCCATCCTCGCGGAGTTGAAAGAACGGGAGTCGTGTCCGTGGTACACGTATTACCCGGATGAGGGACCGCTGCGGCGGGAGTTGTACCCGAAGCATCTGGCGTTCTTTGCCGCGGGGGCGGAGTGGCGGCAGCGGCTATTCTTGGCCGGGAACCGCGTCGGGAAGTCCAAGGTCGCGGCGTATGAACTCGTCTGCCACATGACGGGGAAGTATCCGGCCTGGTGGAAGGGGCGCCGCTTCCCAGAGCCGATCGAGGCGTGGGCGGCGGGCGACACCGGGAACACGACGCGGGACATCATTCAGACGGCGTTGCTGGGGCCGGTGCAGACGGTCGACTCACGGAACTGGTGCGGGATGGTGCCCCGGAAACTCGTCTACGACATCACGCGGAAGCAGGGGATCCCGTCGGCGGTGCATTCGATCTTCGTGCGGCACGTCTCGGGAGGCGTGTCATCCCTGGATCTGAAGTCCTATGACCAGAAGCGGGAAGCGTTCCAAGGGACGGAAAAGCAAGTCGTCTGGGCCGACGAGGAGCCGCCGGCCGACATCTACGGTGAGATGCTGATGCGGACGATGACCTCGGATGGGCTCCTGATGGTGACAATGACGCCGTTGATGGGGCTTACGCCGTTCCTGGCCGAGTGGCTGGAGCGGAGCGTGCTGGAGGTGCTCGGGCCGGATGGGACGAGCGAACTCACGGGGGCCAAATCGGCCGTGTTCGGCCAGCGGGTCTAGCGATGCTCATTGCCCTGATGGACGAGGCGCGGCGCGTCCGACTCTGTGAGGTGGAGGACGACATCGAGGCCCGGTTCATCCTGGTCCGTGAGGGCTTCGAGTACTTCTTCGAGCGTCGTGAGGACCAACCGGACGGGATGCGGACGTACTACCTCGTGGATGCGGAGAAGGTCGATGGGCTGGGCAGCACGTTGTAGAGTCGGGCTGTGGGAGCGGACACAGCAGGAGTACCGCCGCCGTCGACTCGCCCACAACCTCTTGCCGAGGCTCATCCTCTGGCAGTTCATGCACTTGATCGTGGCGATCGTGACATTACCGTGGCGACTCATCACTGGAGGACGGAGGAGACATGCCCAAGAAATATGAGGCGATCCGAGACAAGCTGGCAAAGGGTGCGAAGGTCGACAGCCCCGCCTACAACCGGGCGCAGTCGCGGGCTGCGGCTATCTACAATGCCACGCGCAAGCCAGGGCAGAAGCCTGTGACGGGGAAGCACTCGTGACGACCCCGCGCCGATCGCGGAACCAGATCATCGAAGCCGTCAAGCAGGCCCGGGCCGACGGCGTCCAGGATCCTCTCGTAAGCCTCATGGACGTCGTGACGCTGACCCAGTTCCACGAGCGGACGCTGCGCCGGTACGTCGAGGAGGCCACTTTGCCAGTGGAGCGTCTCGGACCGACGCGCCGGATCTACTTCCGCTGGTCCGTGGTCAGGAAGAACTGGCCCGAGGACACGCAACGTATCTGACAGCCCCTGCTAAACCATGACATGCTGTGGCTCAATAGCCACAAACTGTTGCGGGTTAGCCACACCGAAGCGCATTGTACCGCCGAACGTGGTGTCATCACGGCGCACTCGCCGTGTGTCACGGAGGCGGTATGAAGAAGCTCGGGGACACGGGGAAGACACGCGAACCGAAACCGTCTGGGCTCGCCGGCGCCAAGTCCGTCTCGGCGACCAAGCCCGAGGGCGGCAAGAAGAAGTAGGCCGGGATGGCAACCCGGCCACCGTCGCACCCCGCCCTCGACGGGGAGCCGCCGATCTCCCAACCTGGTGCCTCTAGTGCCAGCGTAGAAGGCCGAGCCGGCTTCAAGACCGAGTCTCCGACCCCACCCAGTCCCAACCCCAACAGCGACGGCGACACTCGCGTCTCACAGAAAGCGGCCGATTTCGTCGCGTTAGCGATGAAACGGTGGCAGACGATCGATGCCGCCGAGTCTGAACTTCGTGGGGACCAGCGGGAAGACCTGGAGTTCTTCGCCTCGGACCAGTGGCCGAAGGACATCAAGGACCAACGGGACCGTGACGGGCGTCCCTGCCTCACCGTGAACCGTCTTCCCGGGTTCGTCAGGCAGTTGACGAATGAGATGCGGGACGCGAGACCAGGGATCGAGGTCATTCCGGTCGATAACTTCTCGGATCCGGCCAAGGCAGAGGTCAGACAGGGCCTGATTCAGCACATTGAGGCCAATTCTGACGCGGATGTGGCCTACACCCGGGCGACAGAGGCCCAAGTACGGACCGGCCGAGGGTTCTTCCGCATCGTTCCCGAGTACGCCAGTGACACCGGATTCGAGCAGGAACTGCGGATCAAGTCGATTCGGAACCCCAACACCGTCTATTTCGACCACGCGAGTCAAGAACTTGACGGTTCGGACGCTCGGTACGCCTTCATCGTCGACGATCTGCCGATTCCCGAGTATGACGAGCGGTTTGGGGAGGCGTCGCGGCTCAGTCTGACCCAATTTGCCCGAAGTGGTGAGACCACTTCCGACTGGATGCCGGAAGGCAAGGTCCGGGTCGCCGAATACTACTGTTTCGTGCCCAAAACGCGCACGATCCATCAGTTACGGAACGGCTGGGTCGTCAACGACGCCGATCTGAAGAAGATGACGGCAGAATACGAGGAAGAACGCCAGATCAACCCCGAAGTGCCGCAGTTGGACCTGATACCCGTGCGTTCCCGTGAGGTGGAAGGCCGGCAGTTGACGTGGGCACTCATCAACGGGGCCACGATCCTCGACGGAAACGACGAAAAGACGGCTGGGCGCGAACTTCCGGGGCTCTGGATCCCGATCATCCCCGTCTATGGCGAGGAGATCGACCTGGATGGCAAGGTCGACTACCGCGGACTAGTCCGAGACGCCAAAGACGCGCAGCGGATGACCAATTTCTGGCGATCCGCCGAGACGGAGACCGTCGCGCTGGCCCCGAAAGCACCCCATGTGGCCGAAGTGGGCCAGATCGAGGGCTTCGAGGAAGACTGGCGCACAGCCAACATCCGCAACCACTCCGTTCTGAAGTACCGTGCCAAGGCGCTTGACGGGCATTTGCTTCCTCCGCCTCAGCGGAATACGGCCGAACCGCCGATCCAGGCGATGTCCATGCTGGCGCTCCAGATGGAGAACGATCTACGGGCGACCGTGGGCTTCTCTTACGACGTTGGGAGCCAAGAGAAGCGCGTGGAACAGTCTGGACGGGCGATTCTGGCTCGCCAGGCGCAGGGGGAGAAGGGGAACTCGCACTTCTCGGCGCATCTCGCCATTTCGTTGCGTCATGCCGGCCGGATTCTGCTCGATCTGCTCCCGTATTACTACGACACGCCGCGGGTGAAGCGGATCCTCGGTCGCGATGGGCAGTCGAAGCAAGTCATCGTCCATGCTGGGAACCCGCAAGAGGCGATGACCGTCGCGACTCAGCAGGCAATGGGCGAGGCGAGCATCCACGACCTCTCCGCCGGCCGGTATGACGTGCGCGTGAAGGCGGGCGTCAGTTACGCCTCGCAGCGTCAGCAGGACCAGGAACTCGTCGCGAACGCCCTCCAGACGAACCCGGCCCTGTTCCAGATCATCGGCGATCTGTTCTTCAAGACGTTGGACTCGCCGATCGCGGAACGCATCAGCCAGCGACTTGCTAAGGCGCTTCCGCCCGAACTGAAGGACCCCGAGGAAGGACAACCACCGCCGATTCCGCCACAGGTCCAGATGCAGATTCAGCAGATGGACAAGCTCATCCAGGCCCTGACACAGCGCCTGAATGAGATGACCGAAGAACAGAAAGCCAAGCGCGAAGAACTTGCCTCGAAGGAACGCATTGCCGAGATCGAGGCGAAGACGCAAATGGCGATCGAACAAGCCAAGATTGCTGCCGATCAGGCCACTCTCCAGATCCAGCTTGAGTCCCAGGCTCGACAGGCTGACCGCAAGATCGCTGCCGATAGCGCGAATACAGAGCGCAAGGTGGCGAGCGCGGAGGCCCAAGCCGATGCCGATCGTGGCGCGGAGCAGGCGATTGCCTTGCTCAACGCCCGCATCAAGCAGATCGAGCAGATGGTGGCGATCGACATGGCGCGGTTGCAGGCCGCACAACAGACTCCGACGGCTTCCGCCGGGAGCCCGGCTTCACCGACGCCGCCTGTGGCCGCGCCTCGTTCCCCTGATGTGACGCTTCCGCCGATGCCGGCGCCCTCTGCCACATCCCCGACTCCGACCCTCACACCGGCTGAGAACCCCGCCGGGACATAGCGCGGAGGCGACCCGCGCAGGAGTAGATCGATGGCAATTACGTTGATGACCACGACTGGCTCGCTTCCCGACGTGCAGGCTGCGCTCGGCATTGCCGCAGGCTCAGCCCCCGCACCGGATGTCGATCCAGGACCGATCGCGGCGTCTGTGGAGGCGCTTCCGAAAGCCGAACCGGCTACGGAGCCTTCCGAGACACCCGAAGCGCCCCCTGTGGAGACGGCGCCACAGGATGCGACCCCGCAGGCCGCCGAACCCGAGGTGCCAGACTCGGAGTTTGACGAGGACGGCGAACCGCTGACTGAGCGGGCCGCCCGATCTTCGAGGACGAAGCTCCAGACCATCAAGAAGCTCCGCGCGCGTGCCAGACATGCTGAAACAGAACTGGCGCGACGCGAGGGCGAATTGGCGGCCTTGCGAGCGTTACAGACTCCGTCGACGACCGCCGCGGAACCCGTGCAGACCGGAATGGACTCGTCCGAACCCAAGGAAGCCGACTACGCCACGTATGAGGCGTGGATCGAAGCCCGTGCCGACTACCGCGCCCGTCAAGCCGTCCGCGAGGAACTCCAGCAGCGGCAGACACAGGATGCGGAAACGCGGCAGCGGGAGAGCCTGGCCGAACGGATCCGTGCCTTCGAGAAGGATCACCCGGACTATCAGGAACTCGTGTCGAACCCCGAGTTGCAGTTGACGCGCGCCATCGCCGAGACACTGACCGTGAGCGAAGACGGTCCTGCTCTCGCGTACGCTCTCGCCAAGGACGTGCCTCGCTTCAAGCGGATCGCGTCGTTGCCGCCCGTGCTCGCCATTCGCGCACTCGGGGAACTCAGTGCTGAACTGCGGTTAGGGGCTCAGCCCAAGGTGGCTGAAGCCGCGCCGCCTCCGAAAGTACCCGCCGCGCCTCCCCCGCCGACACCCGTGCGAGGGGGCTCGGTTGCCGCCTCCGTCTCACTGGAAGACTTTGCGAAGACCATTCAGCCTGGAGATCCCAAGACCTCCGAGTGGATCCGTCGTCGCAACGAACAGTTGAGGCGCGCAGGCCAGAGATAACAGACCATGAACTCGCTGCTCACCATTGAGATGATCACCCTCGAAGCCTTGAGGGTGCTCACCAACATGCTGACGTTCACGGGCCTCGTGAACCGCCAGTTCGACTCGATGTTCGGGAAGTCCGGCGCGAAGGTTGGGGATGTCGTGTACGCCCGCAAGCCGCCGCGCTACATCGTCCGCGTGGGTTCTGGCATTCAGCCCCAGGCGACGGTCGAGACCCGCACGCCGGTCAAGCTCGATAAGCTCGTCGGCATCGATCTGCCGTTCAGTTCCGTGGAGCGCACGCTGTCGCTGGACAATTACTCCGACCGTGTGCTGAAGCCGGCGCTGGCGGCCATCGGCAACCAGATCGACTATGACGGGCTCCAGTTGTACAAGGAGGTCTACAACCTCGTTGGCACGCCTGGCACGGTGCCGGCCACGACGGACGCGAATACCACGTATCTTGGCGCTGGCGTCAAACTCGATGACATGGGCGCCCCGCAGGATGATCAGCGGTATCTCGTCGTCACGCCGAACATGCAGGCATCGGCTGTCGCCGCGAACTTCTCGCTATTCAACCCGTCAGCGACCATCAGCGAAGGCTTCCGCAAGGGCCGGTTCGGTCGGTCAGTCCTCGGGTTTGACTGGTTCATGGACCAGAACTGCCCGACCCACACGGAAGGGACGAGAACGGGCACGAATGGCACGACCTGGACTGTCAGTGGCGCCAGTCAGACCGGAAGCTCCCTGCTCATCACGGGTCTGACGTCAGGGAATACTGTCAAGAAGGGCGACGTCTTCACGATCGGAACGATTGCCGATGCGACGGGCGTTCAGAGCGTGAACCCGCAGTCAAGGCAGGCCACTGGCACGTTGCAGCAGTTTGTCGTGACGGCGGACTTCACTTCGGACGGTGGCACGGACACAATCTCGATCGACCCGCCCATCACGCCGTCGGGACAGTTCCAGACGGTGGATCGCTCGCCGGCCAGTGGTGCGGTGCTCACGTTCTCCTCGTCCTCGGCTCGGGTGTATCGTTCCGGGCTGGCGTTCCATCGTGACGCCTTCACGCTGGTCACGGCGCCGCTGGAACTCCCGAAGGGCGTTCACGAGTCGTACTACGCTGGGGACGACCAGACGGGCGTCGGCGTGCGCGTCGTGACGGCCTACGACATCCGCACGAACGAGATGATCACCCGCTTCGACGTGCTCTACGGTTGGGCCGCGCTTCGGCCCGAGTTGGCGTGCCGCATCGCCTCGTAAGAATGCGGCCTTCACAACTGCGGCGGGCGTCGGGCAGTTCCGTTCGGCGCTCGCCAAGGTCTATGGAAGACAAGGACTGAACGAACATGGCACTCGCATCGACGACTCTCGCTGGCGCCTGTGACGCCACCACCAACACGATCAATGTCACCTCGGCCACGGGCTTCGTGGCCGGATCGTACTGCCAGGTCGACTCGGAGATGATGAAGATCCAGGTCGTCAACGGCACGTCGATCTCGGTGTTCCGGGGTGTCCGCGGTACACAGGCCGTTGCTCACACGGTCTACGCGCTGGTCACGGTCGGCACGGCGGCGGAGTTCGCGGCAGTGACGGTCTCCGAAGGACCGCTCGCAACGGAGCCGCGGATCTACACCTATGCCGTCGCGGGCGCGTTGACCATCGCCCCGGGCATCCACCGGATCGGCTGCGGCGCCGCCGAGATCAAGGCGATGACGCTCGCCGGCCCGAGCTACGCCCAGGACGGCCTGGAGATGACGATCGTGAGCATGTCGGCGTATGCCCACACTGTCACCTACACGGCGGGCTTCTACGGCGACACGACTTCCTCGGACGTCGCCACGTCGGCTGCGAAGGTCGGCGCGTCCATGACCATCGTCGCGCACGGAGGAGTGTGGACGGTCAAGGCGACCTCGGCGGTTGGCACCACGGCGAACTTCACGATCGCCTAGAGCGTGATGGGGGGCTGATGGCTCGCGTGGCCGTCAGTCCCCTTATCCAGACAAGGAGATCACGCTATGCCTAATAGCCCAGTCGGCGGGGGCAAGAAGACCGCGTCCCAGGCCGATCTCAACCTGTTGGCTGGTGCGGCAGACAACATCACCACCGGGTACAGCAAAGCCACTGGCACGATGCGGTTGATCCCCGTGCAGATGCCAGAAGGGATCACGCTCTATGTGCTGGCGGCCGAGACGTGGTCGGCCGTGGCCTCGACGTCGATCTCCCCGAGCGCGAGCACGAGCGGATCCGAGTCGGTTTCGTCCTCGGTCTCGGAAAGTCGGTCGGGTTCACGTTCGTCCAGCCGATCGACCTCTCTCTCGTCGTCGACATCGTCCAGTGTGTCGAGTAGCGCCTCAATTTCGCCATCAGTCAGCTCTAGTCGGTCGGGGTCAGCATCGACCTCTCCGTCGGTTAGCAGCAGTCGATCGCCATCGGCCAGCGTCTCGCCGAGCGTGTCCTCAAGTCGCAGCGAGTCCGCTTCACCGAGCCCGACTGGCGTCTAGCGCCCTGGAGGCGACGTGGCAGAACGGTACGTGTTTCAGCCCTTCCCGAAGTGCAAGTATCACGCGGACGGAAGGGTCGTTGTCGCGCAACATGCCGGCGAGGAATTGGCGCTTGGACCCGGATGGGCCGATCGTCCGTTCCCGCCGGCTGAGCTACCGCCCCCACCTCCGCCTGACGTGCCTCGTCGTCGGGGGCGACCGCCGAAGGAGCGTCAGCCATGACAGCGCGGCAGATGATCGAGTACGCGCTTCAGGAGATCGGGGCGCTCGCCTCGGGTGAGACGCCCACGAATGCGGACGCGGCGGCGTCCCTGGTGCGCCTCAATAGCCTGCTCGATAGTTGGCAAGTCGAGCGTCTGGCGATCCATACGCTTGTCCGGTCGACCTTTGCGCTCACTGCGAGCCAAGCCAGCTACACGATCGGGCCAACGGGAGCGAACTGGACCTACGCCATCCGCCCGCAGTTCATTCAGCGGGCCGGGATGATGGACAGTGACAGCATTGAGTCCTTGATCGAAGTGCTCACGGAAGACCGTTGGGCGGCGCTCACGGACAAGACGCTGACCTCGACGGAAGCATCGGCGCTCTACTACAACCCGAGTTTTCCGTTGGGCACCGTCTACCTCTGGCCGGTACCGACGGATGCGACGGTCACGGCAGTCCTCTACCTGCCGACACCCTTGTCCGCAGGACTGACGCTAGCATCAGAACTTACGATGCCTCCGTCCTATGAGGAAGCCATCCGGTACAACCTCGCCGTTCGTCTGGCCCCGATGTTCGGCCGTCCGGTCGACCAGACCCTGAACACCCTCGCTGTTGAAACCAAAGCCCTGATGAAGCGGGCCAATGCGCGTCCGCAGGAGATGACCGTCGATCCCGCCATCATTGGTGGTGGAGCCTTTGACATCTTCACCGGGGGCTTCTGATGCGCTGGCCCGGATTCTGCGGCCCGTCCTACCAGCCGCGCTCGATGAATGTCGATGCCGAGCGGTCGATCAACCTGTACCCGGAGTTTGTCGAGAGCGGGACAGGGAAGGTCAAGACGTGGCTCGTGGGCACGCCGGGGCTCCAGGGGTTCGTGAACTTCACGGTCAACCTCGGCGGACCTGTCAGAGCCTTGTGGAGTCAGAATGGCCGCGCGTTTGCGGTGATCGGGCAAGGGTTCTACGAGTTCTTCGCCGCGGGCTATGGCAAGCGGTGGGGGTCCATGACGAACGATGGACTCACCGCGACCATCTGTAGCAACGGGACGGCCGGGAACCAAGTCTTCATCACCTCAGCGGGCTACGGGTACATCTTCAACACGAGCACGAACGACTTTACCCAGATCACGGATCCCGACTTCCCGAACCCGTGTACGCACGGGTTGTTCGTGGATGGGTACTTCGTGGCACTCCTGGGGCAGTCGAGGCAGTTTCGGATCTCGGATCTTGAGGATGGCTTGTCTTGGAATGGGTTGGACGTGGCCGAGATGTCCTGGTCCAGTGACAACCTGCGCGCCATTGCCTCAGCCCATCGTGAGATTTGGTGCTTTGGGGAACACACGACCGAGATTTGGTACGACTCGGGAGCCGCGAACTTCCCCTTTCAGCCTGTTGGCGGCGTCCTGATTGAGCACGGTATCCTCGCTCCGTACTCAGCGGTCAGTCTCGACAACAGTCTATTCTGGCTCGGGGCAGACCGAGACGGGCATGGGATCGTCTGGCGGTCGAATGGCTACACGCCCGTCCGCATTAGTACGCACGCCGTCGAATACTGGCTCGCGCAGCGTGGCAACCTGAACCAGACTGTCGCCTACGCCTATCAGGACGAAGGCCACAGCTTCTACGTCCTCTGCATCCCCGATAGCCACACCCGCGACGACGAAACGACATGGGTCTACGACGTCGCCACGGGGTTCTGGCATGAACGGGGCACATGGAATGAGGACACTGGCCGCTGGGAGCCCCACGAGGGCCGCTGTCACTGTTTCGCGTTCGGCAAGCACTTCGTCGGGAGCCGCACCACGGGTCAGGTCTACGAGATGTCCTTGGACTTGTTTGATGAGGACGTCTCACTTCGGGACACGAACATCGAAACGCCCTCGCTATCGGCCGCGGTGGGGGAGATCGTGGTGCCCACGATCGGGCGGGCCTGTTGGTTTGGCTACTTCTACAGCGCGTCCGTCCGATACGGCTACAACACGGATGGCATTCCGCAGAACTGTCTCTACATCGAGGATGTAGCGTCTGTCGCCTGGGCCGTCTCCAACGGGTATCACTTCGTCGTCGGTACTGATGACGCGGCGGTCCTGGCGGCGTGTGCAGGGTACGAAGACTGGATCATCGCCCTGATGTGTACGGGCGGTTCGCCAGCGACGCTGGCGACGGCTGCCGCGGACATGGTGGCGGCGCGACCGTCATCCCTGGCTCATCGGCCGATCATTGGCATCTGCGATGGCTTCCTGCCCACGGGGGCAATAGCAAATGTGGACTGGCTGGCAATCGAGTGCTACACGCAATCCACGGAATCCGCGGCGCAGTGCCAAGCCCGTATCGAAGCCTCACTCGCCTTGCTCGACGCGGGACAGGAAGTGTGCCTCATCGGGTTGAGTTACACGAGCAATACCGACAACACGCAGGACGTGACGCAACTGGAGGCGTCTCAGGTCATCCCGGCGAACATCGCGGCGGCAGACTCCCGGGTCCAGATGATCCTGATGTTTTCTGATGGACGACCCACGGGGACACAGGACCACGAGGAATGGCGGCCGATCCACGAGGACATCTTCGCCGGCTTGACGCAACCGGCGCTTGAGTCGCGGAGCGCCAGTCGGTCGAGTTCGCGATCCGCGTCAGCGTCTGTCTCGCCAAGTCGGTCGGAGTCAACGAGTAGCAGCGCCTCGATCTCTCCAAGTGTCTCGGAGTCTATCAGTTCCAGTGCCTCGATCTCCCCGAGCGTGTCTGAGTCCGTTAGCGGAAGTGCCTCCATTTCGGAGTCCATCAGCGAGAGCCTGTCAGAGTCCTCCTCGCCGAGCGGAGGTGGATGATGGCTTGGCCGTTGGGAGTAAGTGCTGGAAGTGTTCTAAATGGTTCAGGCGCCACTTCTATCTCGACAGGTATCATCACGCCACCTGTTGATAATTCGTTTGTCCTGACTACTCTGTATTCTTGGTATCCCGTCACGCCTGCATACGGAGGAATCGCCCCGTCTGGATATACGTATTCTGACTGGTACGACTCAACCAAAGGGCGTACTTTCTGGGCTAGGCAGACCGCTGCGACGTCGACAAATCCGACCTATGCTTTCGATGCTTTCAATGGCCCAATAACATGCGCGGTGGCATCGTTTGACATTCCTACGACATATATACCGCTACAGTCTGCACATGGCGAACATGCCGGAGAAACGACAACATCCGCGCTGTTCTTTGATCCCGCCACAGATGGGAGCCTAATCGTAGCCTGTGTCGGTATGTATGATGTGTTTCTTTCCATCACCGTCACTGGAGTCACCGATACCGCTGGCAATACATATTTTCCGGCTACCAATCTCTATCAATGTGGTTCTGGAGCATTCTACGGCCGGCATACGTATGCCGCTTCGATGCAGATGTGGTACGCCTACAACATCACCGGAACCGAAGGACTCCAAAGCCTCAGAGTGACGGCTACGTTGTCGGGTATCCCCGAGGGTGGGCAAGGCATCGGAGTTGTGGAGATTGGTCTTCCCTATCCGATCTCTCCCTCATCTTCTTCTAGTCGTAGTGCCTCTCCATCCCCAGAAGTTCCAGAGGAGATCCGCACGATTCGCCGGATGCGGCAGTCACCCCATCTGAGCCACGAGCAGATGTCCGTCTTTCTGTCATCCTTCGAGCTGGATCTGGAGACTGGACGTGGCCTAACGACCGGACAGGGCGTGGATCCCCAGATCATGCTCCAGTACTCCGACGATGGCGGACACACCTGGAGCAACGAGGAATGGGTGTCTGCGGGCATCATGGGCGCCTATGCCTGGCGCGCACGCTGGCTCCGCGTTGGCCGCACCCGTGATCGTGTCTGGCGCGTGGTTATGTCAGACCCGGTGCCCTGGCGTCTGCTGAACGCCTACGTGCAGGCGATGGGAGGGACCTCCTGATGGCCTACACGGGATGGTTCCCGTGCTTCTCGCCATCCGGGGATCACGTTATCACCGGGACGGGAGAACTGTGGTTCGACGGCACCCAACAGATCGGCTCGGGATATACCGCTAGACAGGGGACAAACTCCTGCTGGTCGAGTGAGCATCAGGTCCTCTTTCTCGCCCCGAATACCCCTGGCACGGATACCGACTACCGCATGTGGACGTCGACCGTCGGCGGATCCACACAGAACCTTGGACTCAACGGTGGGTACTACGAGTTTGTCGTCGGACAGGGCGGCCGATGGGCAGGTTGGGCACCAGGAACTATCTGGACAAGCTGGGGAGAGGTGCTGAGCCCCGGCTTCGGGCGTCCAGCCCTCACCGCTACCCGCTTCGCCTACACCCTTGACTACTTCGCCGACACGCAGCGCCTTGTGCTGGACGGCACAACGATCGACTCTGGCGCCGGCATTATGAACGTGCAGATGACCTCGCAGGCCATTGCTTGGTCTCGACTCAGTGGCGCCCTTGGGCGTGACGTCTGGGGGATGCGGCTGGACATCGCTGATGCGCCCCACACCATCGCGGCCAGCAACGATGTGGAATTCATCTGTAGCCCTATCGACAGTCCCGCAGGACCGTGGGCGCTCTCCTATGACCAGGCACGGTTGATCTTGCGTCCGTTCGGCGAGACCTTCGGCTACGTGGTTGCCACGGGCGAAACCATGTATCCCAGCGGTGTCTGGCATACCGCCAGTTCCACCTTCCGTATCGCCTGGAGTAGCTCGACCGGCGTCTATTCCGAGGCGTACGTGGATCCCGACGATGCCCGCGTGGATCTCGGCGGCACGCCGAGTACGGGGACTCCAGGCGAAACGCAACCCGGCAACCCGGGATCGGCCGAGGCGCTCGCTCGAAACACGAACTATCCCCCGCTTCGCCATCCGATACTTGAGCCGGCGACGGGTCTCGTGACGAAGCCGTGGGCCATGTGGTTCGAGGCACAGACCACACTCAGCACGAACTTCTACAACTACATCGGGGATGGGACTCTCTTGGGCCGAGATACGACGGGGCCTGGGCCGGCAACCACGATTACGCCCGGTACGGGACTCACCCTGAACAATGGCACCTTGGCGGTCAACGTCCAGGCGTTCATTCAGTCGGGGACGCGAGCCAACCAACCCAATGCGTCTGCCGTGCCCATCGGCACGTTGTATGGCGTCAGCGACGAGTCGGTCATCGAGCGGTCCAACGGAACGACGTGGGACGCTTTCGGGACGACGTAAGGAGACAGCATGGACATCATCTTCACCCGACAGCGATTGACGCGATACTACGCCATGAGCGTAGGGACCTCGATCGTGGGGTTCACGTCATCGGAACTGACCGACCGCTGGGGCAACCAGGTTGAGCGCGCGGTCGGCAAGGTGACGGGTGGCAGCGTCAACATGGGCATTCTCGGCATTATGAACCCGACAGCGGACGCGGGGTTTCCCATCGCGACGACGGATCTCATCGTGATCGAGGGACACGATAACATCCGCAATGTCACGTTCTATCAGGACAGTGGCGCCGCGGTCATCTATTGGATCCTTCAGACCGACAAGGCGTAGCCATGATTCCTGGGCGGACGTCCATCATCATTCCGGCGCGGCAGGAGCCCTATCTCCGCCCGACGGTGGAGGACTGCCTCCGCCAAGCTCGGGGTGACGTGGAAGTCGTCGTCGTGCTGGACGGATGGTGGCCCGAACCCACCTTGCCCGAGGATCCGCGAATTGCCGTTCTGCACTGGGGAACGGCTCAAGGGCTGCGGCAGTCGATCAACGCCGGCATGGCGATGGCGACCGGCGAGTACGTGATGAAACTCGACGCCCATTGCGCCGTCGGCGAAGGCTTCGACGTGACCCTCAAGGCGTCGTGCGGGGAGCAGGACATCGTCGTGCCGGAGAAGTACTCCCTCATTCCCGAGACGTGGGAGCGGTGCAAACATCCGTGGCAGTACTTCTACCTCTCGTGGCCGTGGGAGGAGAACGGGCTGACGTGGGGCCTGCACGAGAAGAACTACGGCCCGAGCGTCAACTATGCCAGACGACGGATCCCCGTCGACGACATCCTGACCTTCCAGGGGTCGGCATGGCTTCTCCGGCGCACCTACTGGGATCGCATCGGGCCGATGAACGTTGAGCGATACTACTTCGCCCACGAAGCCGTCGAACTCGGGATGCGGGCGTGGCTCGGTGGGGGCCGGTGTCGCATCGTCAAGGCGGCCTGGTATGCCCACTTGTACAAGGGCAAGGCGCATCGGCGTGGGTTCAGCCGGCACAAGCAACGGTGGAACGCGGCCATCGCCGAGTCGACCATCTACTGGATGACCGACCAGTGGCCCGAGCGGGTCCATGACTTCGCGTGGCTCGTTGACAAGTTTGGTCCCCTCCCGGGATGGCCGGAGAACTGGCAGGCCGAGTTCCTTGAGCGGAGGGCGGCATGACGCTCGTCGAGGCCCTCACGAAGCGGTACGGGACGCTCCCAACGGGACCGCCCTATCCCGTGGAGGTGCCTGGCGCCAGTCGTCTGCATCTCGCATCAGTCTTCTCGGATATGGGGTTCACGAAAGGGGCGGAGATTGGCGTGTGGGCAGGGGAGTACTCAGAGTATCTCTGTCAGGGAATGCCTGGTCTGGACTTGACATGCGTCGACCCGTGGGTCGCCTATCAGGACTACTCGGACCATCGGAACCGCGCGCATATCGCGCAGACGCACGCGGAGGCGATGGCTCGGCTCGCACCGTATCGCTGTCGCATCATCCGGGCGTTCAGCGTGGACGCCGCCCCGCAAGTGCCAGACGGGTCTCTGGACTTCTGCTATATCGACGCGAACCACGGCTTCGAGTATGTCGTGGCGGATCTCGCCGCGTGGTTGCCGAAAGTGCGGTCTGGCGGGGTCATCTGCGGGCATGACTACAAAATGATCGCGGCGCGTCCAGACCTTCAGGTCGTTGAAGCGGTAGACGGCTGGACGCGGGCCTATCGCGTGGCCCCGTGGTTCGTGCTCGGACGAACCAGAACAAGGCCCAGCGAAGTGCGGGACAAGCATCGGTCCTGGTTGTGGGAGAAGCCATGATCATCGACTGCTTCTCCTTCTTCAACGAACTGGACATCCTGGAGTTACGACTCCGAGAGCTTGATGGTGTCGTGTCCTATTTCATCGCCGTGCAAGGCGAGGAGACCCATGCCGGCGACCTCAAGCCGATGTATCTGAATCTGGAAGATGACCGCTGGGCTCCGTGGAGAAGCCGACTACGTTCCGTGACCGTGCCAAGGATTGAGACATCGGATCGGTGGATTCGCGAAAAGGCGATGCGCCACGTCAAGAAAAATGCGCTCGCGTTCTATCAGGATGACGACGTGGTCATTCTGTCTTGCGTGGACGAGATCCCAGATGTGCGATTGCTTCCTGACCTCGTGCCAAGTCTGACGCTTGATGCCTGGGTTGGCTTCGATCCGGCCTGCTATTACTACTATCTCAACCTCAGAACGCCGCGGTCACTTCCTGGCATTCAGTTCGCTCGTATCGACACCGTCCGAAAGTACGGGGCCGATGCTTTGGAGGCCCGATTCAGAACGCCTCCGATCGGCCCCATCAAGGGCGGCTGGCATTTCAGTTACATGGGAGGCGTGGAGGCAATTCGGACGAAGTTTGCATCGTTCGCCCATGCCGAGTACGACACCGAGCATCACCGGAACGCGGAATGGCTAGAGTCACGCATCGCGCAGCGGCTCAACCCATTTGGGCGCAAAGAAGAACCCTTCAGCGTCGTGTCAATCAAGGAACTTCCCGAGGAAGTACAGCGACATCCTGAGCGTTATGCCCACATGCTGCTCGCCGAGGTGACGGTATGAGCTATACCGACTCTCGGCACAAGGTATTCGGGCACCTCGAAAGGATAGCCCTATGGCAGCACGGACAGAAGCCTGCCCCGGTAACGGTGGAATGGGACCTCTCCAATCGTTGTCCGCTGGGCTGTCCAGACTGCCATTTCGCGCATTTGCGGACGCGAGGCCCACTCACAACCGGCCCGTCGGTCCTGTACGAGCCGTGTGGAGACCTGGCCGATGAAGTAGTCGTTCGTCGGGGCCTTCTGGAGATGGCTACCGCAGGGGTACAAGGCGTGGTGTGGAGTGGTGGAGGCGAGCCACTAACCCATCCGCACTGGTGGCAGATTGTGGACTACGCACATAGTCTTGGACTCCATCAGGGCATGTACACGTCTGGAGTAGTTCTGACGCCAGAATCCTCACTCTGGCTCGCCGAACGGTTGGCATGGGTAGTCATCTCACTTGACGCGATTGACGCCGACACCTACGCGACTGACAAGCAGTGCAGTCCAGGCATCTTCGATCTGGTCTGCCGGAACATCGAGAATCTCGCGTCTCTCGGCCAGATCGTGGTCAGCGTGTCCTTCCTCTTGCGCGAAGCCAACTGGCAACGTGCGCCAGAAATGGCCGCGCTCGCTGAGCGCCTGAAGGCCACGTATACGACCTTCCGGCCGGCCATCGTAGTGGACCCAGAAGACCCCGCTACGTGCCTTGAAGATCGCCGCTGGATTACCAAAGCCGTGCCGATGTTACGTGACCTTGCCAAGAGTCCCGACGTGGAACTAGACGTAGCTCGCTTCGAGGCATATCAAGCCTGGACGGGCCGGGCATACGACGCCTGCTATGGCATTCGGTTCTCCACGGTTATCACCCCAGATGGACGAGTATGGGAGTGCTGTCAGCGTCGAGGAATGCGAGATTCCTGCATTGGAGATTTGCGAGTCACGTCGTTCCCGATGATCTGGGAAACACATCCTGGACTCCGTACCGACTTTTCATCCTGTCGGGTCATGTGCCGATTGCACCTGATGAATGAAAGCCTCGCAATGGTCTACGCGGATCGGCCGCATGGAGCGTTCTTGTGACTGATCTAGCCGCGACACTAGACCGCCTGGATACTCCGCCACCGTGGCCGATCAAGGTCGACGCCGGCCGACAGGACCTCGCGGTCTATTTCGCAGAGAAGGGCTACACGACTGGGGTAGAAATCGGCACGCTTCGTGGCGAGTATGCGAAGACACTCTGCCGTGTCAATCCTCGCCTCCGACTCATTGCAGTGGATCCCTGGATTCCATACGAGGGATACCACGACCAACTCCAGAAAACGATGCAGCGGCTCCCCGACATCTACGAGGAAGCGCAGGCCAGACTGGAGCCATATCACTGCACGCTCTGGAGAAAAACCTCAGCCGAAGCCGCGCCTGATATTCCAGACGGCTCGCTTGATTTCGTTTTCATCGACGGCAATCATGCCTTTGACTACGTCATGCAGGACCTGACGCTCTGGATGCCGAAGGTCAAGCCTGGTGGCATCCTCTCAGGGCATGACTACCATCGGTTCACGCGACCGCCCTACCGACATATTCAGGTCATCGAGGCCGTCAACGCCTTCGTTGCACAGCATGAAATCGGGCCGTGGTGGATCTTCGAGGATGGCAGTTACGCCTGGAGGGTCCTCTGATGCGCGTGTTCGTGCATACGGCAAACTTGGGCGGCTTCGATGCCGTGCGAACGCCAGTGAGACAGGTGGACGTGGAGATCACCTATCGGATCTTCACGGATACCGAGTTCCCGCCGAGGCCACGCGCCATGACCCGTCGCCTTCAGGCGCGGATTCCGAAGATGTTTGGCTGGGACTTGGAGCCTGGGTACGATGCGTACTTCTGGCATGATGCGTCCCTGCAACTCTCGAAGCCCGACAGCGTAGCCTGGTTTCTCGACCAGATGAACGGGCACGACATCGTCGTCTTCGCCCATCCGGTTCGCAAGAGCGCCAAGGAAGAAGCGGACTTTCTTAGAGTCAAACTCGCCAAGGGTAGCAAGTACATCTGTTCCCGCTATGAAGGTGAGGACCTTGATGGTCAGATGAAGGCTATCAACCACGGATGGTTCTCGGACGACAAGCTCTATGCCAGCGGTGCATTCATCTATCGTCCGACGATTCGGATGCAGGCCGCGATGCGGTTGTGGTGGGAGCATACCAGTCGATTCCATTGCATCGACCAGTTAGCCTTTCCGTATGTCCTGGATGCCTGCCGTACAACGGTAAAGGTTCTGGACCAGGACATCTACCATGCCAGTCATCTGCTCTGGACGAGGCAGCACCGTCATGGGTAGGCGCATCTCGTTCTTCTATCGGCGGCATCAACTCTCTGGCGAAATCCGGCGCCAGGTGGCCGACGTGATTGGAGCCCGAGTCAATCCGTCTAGCGATACGGAACAGGACATCTGCATCGGCGTGAAGATGTCGCCCTATCTCGTCTACCACGACAAACTCATTGACCCGTCTAGGATGGGGGACTTCTACCTCGATTTCATCGACCATCACACCTCGATTGACTGGTTGGCTCGCTGGCCCGAGATCAAACTGATTGTCTGTTCGAGGTCGGGTGAACGCTATCTTCGCGAGCATCTCAAGAATCCACTCCGTTTCATCCCGCAGCATCACTGCAATGTGGAACGGCATCGTCGTCCGCACCGTCCAATGAAGACCGTCGTGTTCGTTGGGGTCCTCACTGAGCGTCCGCCCTGGTACGACTGGGTGAACCGAGCGATGGCGAACATGGGACTGACCATGCGCTGGGTGACGGACTTCAGGACTCGGAAGGACGTGGTCGACGCCTATCTTGACGCGGACCTCCAGTTCTACTGGCGCGAGGGGATGCCGGAGAAGCTCCGTCACCTGAAGAACCCGATGCGGATTATCAGCGCCGCCAGTTTCGGGATTCCGACGGTCGTCAACCAGGAGCCCTGCTACGCCGCTGAGTGCGACAGCCACTATCTCGGGTTCGAGAAGATCGGCGACGCGCTCGATGCCGTGCGCGAACTTCAGCATGACCCATCGAAGTACGCCGCACTGGCGGAACCTGGGCCAATCTGGACGGAACCCTACCATCTCGACCACGTCGCCGAAGCGTTCAGGAGGCTCGCCGATGAGTAGCCTCACGGTCTGCATCCCGGCGCGCAATGAGATGTTCCTGAACCGGACCATTGAGGACATCCTCGCGCATCGACGGGGACAGACCAATGTGATCGTGGTGCTGGACGGCCAGTGGCCGGTCGAGGCGATCCCCGACCATCCCGACGTGCATCTCGTGTATCACCCCGTTTCTATCGGCCAGCGGGCCGCGACGAACGAGGCCGTACGCATCAGCACGGCCAAGTACGTGATGAAGCTCGACGCGCACTGCGCGCTCGACGAAGGGTTCGATGTCAAGCTGATGCAGCCCTATGAGGATGGGGAACTAGCCTGGGACGTGACGACCGTGCCGCGTCTCTATAACCTGCACGTCTTCGACTGGCAGTGTGACGGATGCGGACACCGGACCTACCAGGGTCCGCAGCCGCAGACGTGCGTGAAGTGCGGGGCCGCGCCCCATCACCGGGAGATCGTCTGGACGCCGCGGTGGAACCGCATGACCGACGCCATGCGCTTCGACGCCACAATGCACTTTCAATACTGGAGCGCCTACAAGCGCCGGCCTGAAGCCAAAGGGGAGTTCGTGGAGTCCCTCGGCCAACTCGGGGCGTGCTACGTCATGCACCGTAGCCGGTTCTGGGACCTTGGCGGGCTAGACGAACGGCATGGGTCCTGGGGCCAGATGGGGACGGAAGTCTCCTGCAAATCGTGGTTGAGCGGAGGCCGTCAGGTCATCAATAAGCGGACGTGGTATAGCCACTTGTTCCGCACGCAACCCGGGTTTGGCTTCCCCTACCACCTGTCCGAACGCCAGGCTGAGTCGGCCAGACGACACTCACGAAAACTCTGGCTGGAGAATACATGGGAAAGCCAGCGGAGACCGCTGTCCTGGTTGATCGACAAGTTCTGGCCCGTGGAAGGCTGGACGGAGGAGGACCGCGAACGGATCCGCGAGACGGCCAAGAGCTTCCCTGTCACTGCTCCACCGTCAGTCGGCGTCGTCTACTACACCGATGGGCGTCTGGATCCCTCGATCGCTGAGGCGTGTCGACGGAGACTTCAGGCATCGACGAACGGCCATCGGCTCGTTTCCGTGTCGCTCGCGCCGCTCGCCTTCGGGCAGAACCTGACGCTCCAGGCGGAACGGGGCCGACTGACGATGTTCCGGCAGATCCTAGCCGGGCTGGAGACCCTAGACACGGAGTACGCCTTCCTCTGTGAGCACGACTGCCTCTACCCGTCTGAGCACTTCGCCTTCATGCCTCCGACGAAGGACGCCTACTATTACGATGCAAACTGGTGGCGCGTGGACGCGGCGACTGGACGGGCCGTGGCGTACGACGGGTATCACCTCAGCGGGTGCTGCGCGAGCCGGAGCCTCTTACTCGACCACTTCCGAAAGGTCGTTTCGGAGGTTGAAGCCAACGGGTATGACCACGGCGTCGGCTACGAGCCGGGCGTCCACATTGGACGGAAGGCCGGCGTCGACACGATCCCCACGAGGACCTGGCAGTCGGCCAAGCCCTACATCGACATTCGTCACGAAAACAACCTGACCGCCTCGCGGTGGTCTCCGGCTGAGTTCCACGACAAGCGGACGTGCCAGAACTGGCGGGAAGGCACAGAGATCCCGGGCTGGGGCGTGCCGGCAGGCCGATTCGCCGACTGGCTACAGGAGGTGCAGCAGTGAGTCAGACTGCGGTGCCGACGACGTTCACGAGCGCCACATGGGCGGGTACGGCCGCCTCACTCGGGGATGCCTCGGACGCCACATACGTCACGTCGCCACAGGCGCCAGAGCCAGCGCAGACCTTTCTCTGTTCGCTAGGCCCGTTGACGGATCCTGGGGTAGACACGAGTCATCAGATCGTCGTGCGGGCGATCATCTCTCCGCCGGGAGATGAGTTTCTGGACCTGATTCTCACGCTGGAGAATACGGACGATGGTAGCGTCGTCGCAACCAAGTCCCTGCTTGGCGTTCCCAATAGCTTTCAGGATGTCGTTCTCACCCTGACCGCTGGAGAGGCGGCTCTGATTCGCAACTATGCGGGCCTGCGAATCCGCGGATACGGCCAAATCTCGCAAGAGATTTTCTTCGTCTGGGACGCTGTTCCTGGCGCCGACTTCTATGTCTTTCAGATTGGGACAACGGACGGTGGCAGCGATGAGTGCGATGTCATGCTCGAAGGCGTGCTGACGTACTCATGGCAGTTACGTCATGGCACACACTATGCCCGAGTCGCGGGCATCGTGGGCGGAGTAACACAGCCCTTTGCGAAACAGACGGTGACGGTATGAAAAAGTGGCTGATTACGGCGGCCATTGCGGTCGTGCTGGCCGTATCGATCTGGGCGCAGACGGCCCCGGTGATCGAATGGCAGCACGACGGCGTGAACGTCACCGAGTTCACCTGCAAGATTGACGCTGGCGCTCAGGTCAGTCTGGGCATTCCGAGCAAAGTGGGTGATTACTACTCCACTGCGCTGTCGAACTGCGGAACGCTGACGGCGGGAACGCACCAGATTTACATCTACGCCTGCAACGGGGCGCTCTGCACGGCGGCAACCGCGATTACGGTGGTGAAGTTATGAGGCGCATCATTCTGGCTCTGGCGCTGGCGCTGTGGGCGGTCCCGGTGTGGGCGGATACCCATAAGGCGGCGTCGTGTTCCAGCGCGGACGTGCAGACTGCGATCAACGCGGCCTCAAACGGCGATACCGTGACGATTCCCGGGACGCCCTGTACGTGGACGACTGGCGTCACCGTTCCGGCTGGCGTGGCGATCACGATCACTGGCGAGGGAGTCCCCAACACGACGCCCGCCACGACCGGCGCGAGCGCGTCCTGTAGCGCGACGACGATTACTGTCAACGGAGCCGACGTGGTGGCGTTTACAGTGACGCCTACCTACGGGAACGGCACCACACGCCTGTCCTGCTTCGCGCTGAACTATGGCGGAACGGGCACGCCCATCGGGTTCAAGATTCACGGGACGTGTACGGCGAGCGGCTGTCCCAGCCTCCGTATGGACAATCTTAGCTTCTCGAATTGGGCGAACCGGAGCGGGGGGTCCCAGAACGGCTATGCCATCGGCGCCATCGACAATATGTTCGGGGTAATTGACCATAACACGATGACTACCACGACGCTGGGAAGCTATCCCGCCGTGGAATTGGCTCACATCAATCTCGGTAGTTACCTCGGCGTCGGTCATTGGGGCGATAAAGACTGGGCAATGCCTGAAAACTGGGGCAGCGATCAGTTCTTGTTCTTTGAGAACAATGTCTTCAGTGATAGTTCAACAAATGAACATGAAGGGACTGCGGGAGCCTACCAGGACGAGGGTGGTGGCCGCCTCGTGGCTCGGTTCAACCAGTTCGTGGGTATGACGCAGGATCGGTTCGGTGTGGGCTGGCACGGCACCGAGTCGAATGGCCGACCACGAGGGATTCATGCCTACGAGGTGTACAACAACACCTTCGTCTGCGCCGATCCGACCTATCGCTGCCGCAACCTGCTGAGTATCCGAAGCGGGACGGGATTTCTCTGGGGCAATGCAACGTCTGGTGGACACGGCATGGATCGGCTCGCGGACTTTACGACCTATCGACTGCTTGGTGATGGGACCAACAACTTTGCCCCGTGGGGTCCGTGCGCGGGCGCGACGGGATACGACACGAACGATGCCACCGTCTACTGGAGCGGCACGGTGTCGAGTGTCGGATCTTATACGATCACGGTCAGCGGAAGTCCGTGGACCACGAATCAGTGGGTGGATTCCACCACCCAGTACTCCGTCCATAACGTCACGACTGGATACGGCGGGCAGATTCAGTCAAACACGACCGATACACTCACCGTTGGCTGGTGGTCTGGGACATTTCGGTTTTCTATTGGAGACAGTATCCAGATTCGTCGCCCTCTTGCGTGCGTGGATCAAACGGCGGGGCGTGGGTATGGGGCGCTCTACGATGATAACTACACCCCCTTGATCGGCGGGGTAGCGAACCAACCCGCGAATCAGGCGCTCGTGCCGACCTATGTGTGGAGCAATACCTTCACCATCACGCCCTACAACTATGTCGCTACGGCGCCCGCGAATAACCTGGTGGT